CGTTGACGCTATGGGTGGTTTGAACCGTCCTCGCTCATTTCCGCCCGTGACGGCGTTCGGCCCGCGGTTGCGGATGTTTTGTTAGCCACGCCAACGCCTCAGTGAGTCGCGCCCGACCTCCTGGCATAGGGAACCCTCGGGCCTTCATCGCGTAGACGTAGGACGGAGCCCGCTTGAGCATGGCGGCGATTTCCTTTGTCGTGAGGAGGTCAGTTTGCATCGGAGTTGGTCATGCGGAGGCGGTTGTGAAAAATTGCACCGGCAACTTGCATGACTTCGCAGTCGGCCAAGTGATTCGGCCATTTTGAGGAACGAGACAACCACGTCCACGTTGTTCGGCCTGTGGCGCTGGAAAGGCGGGCAACCTTTTGCTCGCAGTCAAGGTGCCTCCAGTATTCCGGCGAGGCTACGTTATCGGCGACCTCCCACCGGGTGGCCGTCTTGCCCTTGCGGAGGCGTTCGAGAATGTCTTTGGTCACGTCGGTGCCAAACTCCAAGAGCTTCAATTCAAGACGTCCCTGCCGGCCAGCGTTGTCGCCGACCCGAGGGTCAATGCCTCGGAGGAAGAATGGATCCTCCACCCCGGTCTTTGGGTTGCGCCAGCCTTTCCTTGGCATTCCCTTGGCGGGCATCCACCCAACCCACAGAGGCACCCGGCCGGTCCTCGGGAAGAATCTGCCCCACCGGAGGCACTCAGAGTAAACGCTGGGTGCATCGTAGCCCGAGTCAATGATGACGTGGACGTCCTGCACCCCGTGCTGGGACTGCTTTTCCCTCACGTCGTGCCAAGTGTCCAGCGGTCCAGCGTCGATGGCCCGGGATGACCCGTCCTCGTTCCATGCCCTGACCACAAACCAGAAGTGCGGGCTGGAAGCCTGACAGTCTACGGTCAGAAACTTGATCGCCTTTTCGGGAACGCCTTCGGTCCCGGCGACAATCAATTCCTCGCGTTGTCGGGGCGCGGCTTGGTTTTCCCATGGTTCGCTTAAATTGCCGTTGATGAAGCCCTGAAGCCCGATGAGGGATTCCTGAGCCTCCAAAAACTGCACGGCTAGGTGACCCCATGTGCATTTGCGGTCCGGGCTGTAAAGGCTCGACAGATGGTAAGATCGGACCCCGGGCAACGAACCCTTGTTCTCAGGAATCCATTGGCCATGTCGAAGGCTGGCGACCTTTTGGGAGTCGGTGATGGCCCCCTTGCAAAGTTGACACTCGTAGCGGGCGGATCCGCGCACCTTGCCAAAATCCCATTTGCCGTCTTCAAGCTTGGCGCTTTCGTCCCACTTGACCTGCTTCCACTCCAGCCGGATGAGGGCTTTGCAATTTGGGCAGGGCAGGTAATACCGGCGCTGGTCGCCTCGAAGGAACCGCTGCCAGATTCGGCCCTCGGTGGTTGTCGGGGTCGAGGTCAAGAACAGTTTGGAGGATGAGAACGCCTTGAGTCTTTGCTCGGCTAGGTCAAGCGCGTCAGCTTCTCGGTCCGAGGCTTGGGCGAACTTGTCAACCTCGTCGGCTACCAACACCCGGACGGGTCGTGAAGCAAGGTTGGCTGGTGAGTTTGATCCCACAAAAGTCAGCGTCGAGCGGTCAAAATGCTGTTCTAGGTGGGTCAACTTGTCTTTGTCGCTTGGGAAATGCGCGACCATGGCCGGGCAGTCTTCGAGCATCGGCATCCATCGAGACTTGGAGAACGACCGGGCAAGGCCTTCGGTAGGCATCAACCAGAGCGCCGGGCTCGGCTCGTTGTCGATGAGCCACGCAAGGCCAGCCATCAGGGTCGTCGTCTTTGAAGTCTGAGATCCCCAGCACAGCGTCATCTCGACGACCCCGGAGTCTTTCACGCATTCAAGCGGTTCGCGAACGTAGGGTCGAACGCTGGTCGAGTACGGTCCCGGATGCTCCGTCTGCCTTGCGGTCAGTTTGAGATTGGCCTCAGCCCATTGGACCACGGTTTGCCGTGGGGTCGGGCGATACAAGGCACGGCGAAATTCTAGGAGGTCGCGTTGAAGGTCAGTCAGCATAATTCCATGACTGTTTTTGGTGAACCTGTCGGATTATCTTTGGAACCGTTGTGTCCCAGTCAATTGAATGATGGATTCTCGGGTGAGCCGTTCCACTTATTGCCCCAACCTTGACCGATGATGGCATTGTCATGACCGTGTAAAACGATTTGGCATAGGTTCCATGCTGTAGATACATTTCCGTCAACCCACCTTTTTGTGACTGGGTTTGAGCTTGCGTTAGCATCACGGAAAACGTGGTCATAAATAGGTGCCCCCTCGATCCAAGCGTCGTGTACGTCGAAACATCTTCGTTCATTCTGGAGAAAAAAAAGAACCGCCTTTCTGGAGAACAGAAAAAAGAGTTCATTGCTTTTCTGTAAATTGGCGATTTAAAAACGGTCCCTGAATTGATCCCACCAATGAAGTCACCACCTTGTGCCAATGCGATTGCCGAAACATTGGTTGACCAGAAAAAACGAGTCACCGCTTCAAAGATTTTGTCGAGTTCGACCACTTTTTGAACTTTAAGTTTTCCGTCTTCAGGATATCGAGACTCGAACGACATATAATCGTCATCAAGTTGAACAAACGTTTTGATCCCAAGGCGTTCCGCAATATCGAAACACGCATTGCGTGGGTGTAAAATTGTCAGGTTGTTTCGAATGTTGTCGAAAGTGTCGATGCGTTTTCTAATCTCAGCTTTGGAAAACATCTCGACCATTCCCGGAAAGTTTTTGCGATATTCCTCTCCCTGCTTGTCCTCGTCATCCACTACCAAAACGATGCGCCCTGTATAGCCACGTTTTTTAAGCGTATTGATGGTTTTAACATTGTTGGCTCTGCCGTGAGTCAGGATAAACACGGCAAACGTGCCAAGGTCATTATTTGTTTCGCGCACGTTTTTGAATCTCTTCGATGGTTTTACTCATCTCAACATAACCGTTTTCGATCGCTGAATCCATGTCGACGACAACCAGCGCGGATCGCTCCATCAGTTTTTGGACTTCAGTGGGTGCGTGGGCGTAGTATTCTGCGATGCTTCCGTAATTAAAAACGACGTGCCTGTTGGTTGCTGCCAGCAACAACGATTTTGCCTCTGGGTCAATGTCTGAAGATTCGATTTCCGAAATTAAATTGGACGCCTTTGAAGTGTCGATCATTTGATTGAGCGTCGGCTTTTCACCTGTGATTTCGTAAATCAACCCTTTGATCTTGGTCGAATAGGTGTCTTCGGCTTCACCGTTTAGAGACCCAATCAAGTCTGTCAGTTCGTCACCTGAAAACCCAACTAGGTCCATTTCGAATCCGTCTTCTCTTAAAGTTGCCAATTCAGCCGCCAGCATCTTTTCATCCCATCCAGCGTTCATGGCGAGCTTGTTGTCTGCGATGACGTAGGCACGGACTTGTGACGGAGTCAGATGCCCCAAGCGGATGCATGGAATCATTTCCATCTTAAGCTTTCTGGCAGCCATGACGCGGCCATGCCCGGCAACGATGGTCCCGCGGGTGTCGATGAGCACCGGGTTGGTCCATCCAAACTCCACCATGGAGGCAGCAATCTGGGCGACCTGTTCGGCGGAATGCGTTCGGCTGTTGGTGGCGTAGGGAATTAGGTCATCGACCTTAATTTCTTCAATTGTTGGCTTGGTCTTCATTTCCATGGGTCGGTTTGCTGCAATGTGGCTAGGGCGACTTCCTGAACCCAGCGGTCCAGTTCCTTTTCGGCGTGTTCGGGATCGTGCGGCGCGATCCGGCCGGCAAGTTGCTTGGGCATTGATCGCAGCAAGGTGGCGACCGCTCCGTCGTGTTCTTGCATGACCTTTCGGACCCAATCACCGGAGACAAGCGTTCGTTCCCTTTCGGCTAACGTTAGCACCTCCTCCCGGGCGGCGGTCAGGTTGCGGGCTGCGCTGTTGTGGATCTGAACCAGTCGGCCGGCGTCGGGCTGTCCGGCTTTAAGCGCCCGCACTGACAAAGCGTAGGCGGCTTTCTCGATGCCTTTTTGCCGTTCGTAGGAGCCCGCTGGTGTGTCCGCGGAGATCAACGATGGGTCGGTGGGTGCCTGGGCTTCGGGCGGTCGGTACGGTCCCGGTTCAACGGATGATCCCGAAGCAGATTTCGGGATGATCCCCGGGCGCTTCTGAGCACCCATTCCCCGCCAAGAGTCCGCGGCTTCGGGCGAGGTCAACGGCATTCCGGCCTTCACAAGCTGGGAGACCCGGCCCTTGGTCAGACCGCTGTGGTTGACGTAATCGGTCTGGGTCATCGCAGCGTCTCGGGTAGGTTCTCGGGCTTTTCGTTCATGATGTCCCGGATGCCCACGGCAATGGTCCGCAGCACCGGAGCATTCGGCTTGGCGTTCGGAGAATGCTGAAGAGCGAATTGTTCCGGCGTCATTGCCTTAGCTCGGATGCGTGAAACTGCCCATTTAATGAGGTGGTGACCGATGTTGAGGGCAACATATTTGGCGGCGGTTGTCATGGGAGTTTACAGAGTTTAGGAAAGTTTACGCTCGGCGGCTCATCGGTCTGCTTTGGCCCC